TAACTTCTAGAGTGTCAGCTAGTGCCTCCAGTAGCCCGTTAGTTCCCGGTACAGTGCAGCAAACCACATCAATCACTAGCGTCACCACAGGGGACACACAATCAACGCAGAGCGATTCTACGACTACTACCACACAGTCCACCCCCTCTCAATCATCTACTACCACAGAGTCCACGACCCCACTACCAACCACTCCATACACACCACCTTCCTCTGGATCTGGTTATTAAAAGGAATATATACCTTTATGGCAAAGTATAAAGATATAGATTTTAAATTCAGTAAAAATACATTCACTGGAGACTTGAATGTCGTTCAAGATTCTACTGCTATTAAACAGTCTATTAAGAATATCATTCTCACACTAAAAGGAGAAAGATCTTTTAAATATGAATTTGGTTCTGCAGTTCAGAGATTATTGTTCGAACCATCATCAGTCGATACACTTCCGGTTGCAAACGATGTTCAAAACAGTTTAAGTGTACATGAACCTAGAGTGACAGTAACTGATATTAATTTTTCTACTAAAAATGAAGAAATGAAGCTTAACATATCATATGATCATACCCTATCTAATGGAGATGCAGTAACAGAAACAACTTCGGTTAGTTCTACCAGTTCATCTGGTTATTGAAACAGAGGAAAAATATGGCAATACCACCTATCAACTTAAATGAATTAGAATATCAGCAGATATTTGATAATATTAAAAATTACATAAAATCAAAATCCGATTTTAGTGATTTTGATTTTGAAGGGTCTGCATTATCCTCTATAATTGATGTGCTGGCATATAACACACATTATCATATGCTCTTTCAAAATATTCTAGTAAATGAAATGTTTATAGATTCTGCACAAAAATTAGAATCTTTAGTTTCACATGCAAAGTTACATGGTTATGTTGTTCAAAATAGAACAGCAGCCTCTGTAACACTTACGCTGTCATCAATACCAACAGATTCTGGTGCTGCAGCATACTCTAGAATTACTGCAAAAAAGACAGATAATACAATACTAAATTTCTATAATGTAAATGATATCATTGCAACAACAAATAGTCTAGGTGCTGGAGAAGCAACTTTTATTGCATATGAAGCTCAACGTGCTGTAATAGATCAAAAACTTGATGTTAACATAGAAAAACAATCTTCCTTTATCGCTGATTCTAACATGGATATTCGAACCTTAAGAGTTTTTGTTGACGGAGTAGAATACGGAAGAGGAAATTCTACAGATTCTGAGGTTTATGAAAATAATAATGTGTATTTTTTAGAAAATGTATCATCTGGTTTTGATTTAATTTTTGCTTCTAGGCTTGTAGGAACTAAACTTGATGAAAATTCAGAAGTGGTTGTTTCATATTTGGTGTCATCCGGAGAATCAGGAAATGGAGCTTCTAACTTCTCGTTCCCTACTGTACCGAGTATACCAACTTCAGCAACAACTAGTATTTCTGGAGGTTCAATTAAAACTTCTACATCAAGTGGAGGTGTGTCTAAAGCAAACATAGATGAATTAAAACTTACAATTCCAAGAACATTCTCAAGTCAAAATAGAATTGTAACAAAGTCTGATGCCATTTCTGCTATACAATCTAGATATGGGTATGATACTAAAGACATTGCAGTAAAAGCAGATACTAATATTCCTGGTAAAGTTTGGGTTAGAGTATCAAAACCTAGCGATACAAGTGATGCAATTCCTAACACAGACGATCAAGATACACTCATTAACTACCTGACTGAGAGTGCAGTAATAGGAGTAGTTTACGTTTATGGAAGTGAATCTGGTGATGGAGGATCTGATGGAGGATCTGATGGAGACTCTGGTTCAGGATCCGGTACGATAGCACAAGCACCAGTTGAAACACCTAGCATAACAACTGTGGTTCCTGATAATACTGGCGGCATTTACTAAGGCATCTAACTATGTTACAGATATTAACAACAGTTACTCAAGAACAAACCGCTAAAAGTGGTGACATACAGATCAATGAGATCTTGAAGTCGATTGAGATACCAGAGGTAAATCTTTTTTTAGATGAAGATTGCATAAATTGTCCATTTGATGTTACTAACTTTTTACCTACATGGCTTGTTGATGAACATAATTCTGGAAATACTCTTTTTGTAAAGTTTATTCAGCATTATTTTGACTGGTTGTATTGTACAGGTAAATCAGACATTTACATGAATAATGTATTTGACTTGTTTGATATAGAAAATATCACAGAAAAAACAAGAGATTCTATTTTAAAAAGTCATCTTCCGGGTTTTCGTGAAGCAATTGCTAGAAGTTCAACCGTTTACATTGGTGACACTGTACAAGATGAACTAGTACCTAATCATCCATTTAAAGTTTTTGGTGCTGATGTAGATCAGCAAAAATATCCGGGAACTGGATGGTTCTGGCCAATGTATATGGCTCCACCAACAGATATTTTAGATGAATTTGGAAATCCGGTTTCATATCATGTACATAGAATTAGATGGTCTCCTGATCTAAACATGGAGTACCCAGGCGACAGAAATAGTTTATCAGGAACTTATACATTTTATATGCCTTCAGTTCCTGGAAACATGAATCATGCATTCATAGATGATCTAGATTACAATGGCGATGGTGTTGTAGATGGTCAGGACTTAGGACTATTTCTTGCCGAATGGGGAACAGCATACGATCCAATTATTGTTGGTCCGGATTATATACCAACAGGGGACGCAGGACCGGCAGATATAAACAATGATGGAGTGGTAGACGGTAATGATTTTGGTCTTTTTCTTGCTCGTTGGTCTAGTGCTAACAACTACCCCACATGGGATCCTACTTTTCCTGCACCGGGAAATGAAGGAAATCTTGATAAGTTATATGCAATAAGTTATGAAAAAATTAAGAAATTACTAAAAAATGTTAAGCACAACATATATCAAAGAAAAACAACAAAAGGTGCTATAAGATATTTGTTCCAAACTTTGTTTGGTGATCAAGTAAATGTATCAGTAGATACTTCAAAGGCAGCTAATATAGACATAAGAATAACCGGCGCTCCCAGAAATAGTAATGATTTTTTAAATTTCTGTAAAGACGTATATGAAGCAATGCTACATCCAGTTGGAATGAGTTACACTCTATTATTGGACAGTTCTCCAATTACATATAGATCACAGAGACAAGATGACAGGGATGAGGAAGATAGATCAAACTATCAATACAGACCGGTGCTTGCTGGAGCTACACTGACTGCATACGAATTCCCACTTCTTGGAAATTATTACGTGTATCATTCGGATGATGTTTCTACTATAGCTCCAGTGTCGGGGTGCTATCCGGGAGGAACTGCAGATTCTAGAGGTATAACTGCTGATGTAAGTAATTTACCAACATTCACACATCCAAACTGGTATTATGGTGTTAGTGGTGGTACAAGTTTTGGTAATATAAATATATCTAGTATGATGATGATACCATTTGAAGATAACCCAAATATAGGCATCACTTCATGTGCCAATTTATGATAAGGAATTAATATGCCAAAAGTAAACATAAATTCAATTAATTCTTCAGTATCATATGCAGAAACCATAGCAGATAAGGTTTTAAATGATGAGATAATCTATTCATTTTTCTTAGGAAATCCAGATGCACCTCAAAAGGCTCCGGGTAGCGAAGAAAGAAGACAGGATGTATTTACAGACGCTTCTTTTTTTAAGAAAATGGACAACACTGCAATGGACGTTGTTGTAGAAAAGAATGATTTTGAACAAAAATCTTTTAATACATGGAATGCTGTTTCTGATACACTAGAAAACTTTTATTGTTATCATAATGGAAACGTTTATTTAATTATAGGAAATAACGAAAACAATACGACACAGCAAGATGGTAAGGTTACAGTTTCTACTTTAACACCACCCACACATACATACGGAATTCAAAAGAAGGCAGGATATGAATATCTGTTCGTATTTTCTACTTTAGCACAAGATGAAGTTGCACTAAGAAGTGATTTATGGATTCCAACACCAAAAGCAAGTGGTTATTTATCATATTTCACAGGAAGTCTTTTACAGAAAAGAATAGATATTGATGCAGTTTCGTCCATAAACTTCTCGTATGACAATCCTACAATACCAATTTTATCAGATACAGGATCTGGTGCTACTATAACTCTTGTTACAATACCAACAACAAAAGCAGGAGCAACTAAATCCAGAAAAAGATTTAAAATTATTGGAATACAGGCATCACCCGGTGTTGATTATTTAGATTTTGATTTAGAAGAAAGTCTAGCAAGTGCGTTACCAAATGAAAGTGCAGCAAATCGTACTGCAATAGAAAATGCCATAACAATTGGATTCACTCCA